TACGTGCCGTCCTCCAGCTCAACAATGCCGTTGTCGCTTAAGTAGTTGTCATCGTAGTATTCGCCCTCGCGTGTCTCGGTGTAGTAGCCATCGCGCACATATGTTTCTTCGCCGTATTGGCTGATTGCTCTTGTGTATCGGTTGTCAAGGCAGTTGTCGCATACAAAATCGCCGTCGGCGTCGCAGTAATCTTCATCTTCGTCTACGTCGGCGTTGCAATGTTGACAGTGGTACTCGGACATCTCGAGAATGCCGCAAGTGGAGCACGCCTCATACTCGCCGTTTTCTCTCAATTTGAAATAATCTTCATACTCGGTCACGCGGGTGTTGCGCCCGTCAACGTAGGGCATGACGAAAGTACGTCCTGCGCGAATGCGGGCCAGCTTGGTGTCCTCGGCCCAGCTCGATTGGTGCATGTAACCATTCGCAAACAGATACGCCTCGATTGATTGGTCCGATTCGCTGTAATTGTCTTGGCGAGCGTATGAGCGCACAAAGTGCTTGTTTTCAGGGTTTGCGATATTGACTAAACAGCGCCCATTGATGGCCCCGTCTTGGCCCGTGCGTATCGCCATGCCCCAGCCAAACTCAGGGGCGTAAACGTTGTACGGGTGGTCAGAGGTGCTCCAGTTCCTGCTCTGCATACATGAGCGCGGCCCGTCTTGTATGGCTTGAAGCATTTCGCCCAATTCAAATGTGATTGCTATCTTGTCGGGGGTGTTCAAGGCCACTATGTCGCGAATCAAGTTGTCTGGCATCGTAGGTGCGTGACGTTTGAGGTAGCGGCCCAGCGTGGTTATGGTTTGGCGGTTGCGTTCGCCGTCTGCGTTGTTACGTGTGTAAGCAATGCGTAGCGGGTCCGTGTCCGATACGTGAGGCCATTCAATAACTAATTGGCGCCAGTCTGTAATGAAAGCGCGTTGTGTGTCGTTATAAATAATCGAAGAAATTGCTCGGTGCATGATTGATTCAAATTCACGTTTGAACCAAGGTACTTCGCTTGTCAGGGCATCGAGTAACGGCGCGAACTGATTGTAAAAATTGTCTGGGTGTTGGCGTATGTCGAGCAGGCCCAGCAAGTCTTGAATGATGTTGGCGGGTGCTGTAGTTGTTGCGGGTGCTGATAACAATAATGTAGTCATTTTGATTTATCCAAAAATCACGCAAAAGGCGCGGCGTGTAACGCGTACTGCCTCCTGATTGTATGCGAAAACGAATAAGTATGTACATACAAACAAGCGTTGTATTCGTTATTTCGTATACCCTCTAAAACGCTTTAAATCGGCCTGTACGCGATTATTTGCGTTATTGATGCGAGTGTATTGGTGCGGCCTCGTTTGTGCGATACGCGAGTTATGCCCTTTAAACGCGTTAAATAAAGCGTGGAGCGATTTAAATAAAATCAACCTATGGGTATATGCGCCCGTAAATTAAAACGCTTAAAACGTGTGTTTTATTCAATCGTGGTTTATACTCCAGTTTGTATATAACTTCATTGTGTGATAAGAAATGCGTGCAATTCAAACCACATCGAAACCAACTAAACGCGGTCGGCCTTCATTGTTTCGGCCTGACATGATTGACAAGGCCCGCGAGTTTGTGCGTGCTGGTTTTACCCGTGACGATATCGCGGTTCAGTTTGGTGTAAGCACAACTCAGTTGTACAATTGGCAAGCAAAAAATCTTGATTTAGCTGAGGCCCTAAGTCAAGAGCGCATCATTGCCGACACGGCCGTGGCCTCTGCGCTCTACCTGCGGGCCACTGGCCAGACGCGCAAAACGACGCGCAAAGTCGTGACACACGCCAACGGCGAGCAGGAAACGCACGAAACATACGAGACATTGCCGCCAGACGTGAACGCCCAGCGTTACTGGCTGAACAACAGAGCGCCCAAGATTTGGCGCGAACGCTCAGAGGTGACAGGAGCCGACGGCACGCCGCTGGCTGTCAGCTTGTCATGGCTGGGCAGTGGCAGGGGCGGGCTGGTGCTCGACGCCGAAGACGTCCAAGCAAGGGAGCAGGGCGAGGCAGGGCAGGGCGTAGAGCCAGCAACGGCGGGGCTGTTAGGCCCATGACCTGCGGATTACAAAACAGCGGGTCTTGTTGCGATGCAACAAACTGCAAGGGTTTACCCTATGTTGATGCGTTATAGCTTAGGGAAAACCCTAGACCCCACCCCCCACTCGAGGGCGTGGGCGGGGTGTGTGTTTTTGCCCCCCACGGGCCTATGGAATTTTTGTAATTTCCAAATAGAAAAGACTATTAAGGATTACTTTGCTTCTTACTGAATACGAACCGCGCCCTTTCGGTGTAGAGCTACATAACCGTGGCAAAAGGTGGACAACCCTCGTCTGTCACCGCAGAGCTGGTAAAACAGTGGCGGCATGTGTTGACCTCATCTTGGGTGCGCTGGAGACTAAACGTCCGAGCCCCCAATTCGCCTACCTCGCCCCGTTCCGTGAACAGGCCAAGCGCGTGGCATGGAGCTACCTTAAAGAGCTCAGCAAGCCCTATCAAGTTGGAAAACCAAACGAATCAGAATTAACTATCAGCCTCAAATCAGCGGGTGGGGTGGCTAAGATATTTGTTGCGGGCGCAGATAACCCAGACAGCTTGCGTGGCCTGTACTTCGATGGCGTGGTGCTCGATGAGGTAGGCGATATGAGACCTACGGTATGGTATAGCGTACTGCGCCCCGCCTTGGCTGATAGACGTGGCTGGGCTATCTTCGCGGGCACACCTAAAGGTAAGAATATGTTCTGGGCCCTGCGCGAAGAGGCCCGCATGAACCCCGAGACGCACATGTTAATTGAGGTCAAAGCGTCAACCTCAAACCTATTGCACCCAGACGAATTGCGCGACGCACAGGCCCAAATGACCGAAGACGCGTACCTGCGCGAGTTCGAGTGCTCATTTGACGCGGCGATCCCCGGCGCCTACTGGGCCAAAGAGATTGGTCGCCTCTACGACGAGGGAAGGGTCAAAGACTGGCCCGTAGACCGAGACCTGCCCGTGGAGGTGGTGGCCGACTTGGGCTACACCGACTCGTGCAGCTGGTGGGTCTGGCAGACCACATCCGAGGGCTACAGGCTAATTGACTTCTACGAAGCCAACAGCCAGTCGATTAGTCATTACATCGAGTGGATCAAGGCGCTGCCGTACAAGGTGGAGACCGTGTGGTTACCCCACGACGCGAAAGCCAAGAGCTTGCAGACGGGCCGTTCGATGATTGAGACGTTCTTGCAGCAAGGCATTAACCCCAAGCTAGTCCCCGAGATGGGATTACAAGATGGGATTGAGGCCGCACGCCAAGTCATACCGTATTGCTGGTTCAACGAGCAAAGCACCTACGAGGGTGTGGAGCACTTGAGAGCCTATTGCCGAGAGTGGGACGAACGGGCGGGGGCATTTAGGCAAAAGCCCAAGCACGACGCGCACTCTCACGCATCGGATTCGTTTAGATATTTTGCGCTAGTTGCAAAGAAAGTAGCCAAGGCGATCACCACCACAGCGACGCCCCCGCCACGCAAAGATAGGGGGGCGCATTACGCGTTCTCTTTAAATGATCTTTGGGAAAGTTGCGGCCCCCAACAGTCGAACAGGATCGGTTAAAAATGAGCACAGATATTGCAACGAGCGTAGAGAACGCTGAAGACTTTGGACAGGGCGAGAAGGGTACCTCCGCGCTCTGGGGCTCCGAGCTCAAAGCGTCCAAGAAGTTCATGGAGAAGTTTCGCAAGAGTGCTGTTCGAATTAACGAGCGGTATTTAGACAAGCGCCCTGCGGATCAAGAGGGTGAATTCCGTGTGAACTTATTTTGGTCGAGCATGCAGGTTGTGATGAGCATGCTGTACGCCCAGCCGCCCAAGGCGGATGTTAAGCGTTTGTATGACGACTTTAATGATGAGGCGAGCCGAGTTGGGGCGGAGATTTTAGAGCGCATCTTAAATAATGATGTGCAAACCGATGGAAGCACCTCAAACGCTGCGATTCAGTACTCGATATTGGACTGGACAACGATTGGCTTGGGTCAGGTCTGGGCGCGATACTCAGTAGACACCGAGATGCAGCAGTACGATGCGGTGACTGACCCGATGACGGGTATGGAGATGAGTCCGGCAGGGGAGTTCGAGCGTATATCCGATGAGGATGCCCCGTTAGATTATGTCCACTGGGACGACTTTTTGTACTCACCCGCAAGGATTTGGGAAGAAGTTAGGTGGGTAGGACGTCGGGTTTATATGACCCGTGAACAGTTGGTGACACGTTTTGGTGAAGACATTGGCAAGCGTGTGCCGATCAAGTCGAATTTAAAGCAGACCAATAATGTTGAGCGTGTGGATTTACCTAAAGACCCGTGGCAGCGTGCCGAGGTGTGGGAGATTTGGGACAAGCGCACCAAGAAAGTGGTTTGGTACAGCGAGGGTTGCGATTTTCTGCTTGATGAGCGCGATGACCCGTTGCAGTTAGATGATTTCTGGCCGTGCCCGCAGCCTTTGATTGCGAACGCGACAACGCTTGAATTTGTGCCACGCGCTGACTACATCATGGCGCAGGATCAATTTGAACAACTCGATGAAATTAACACCCGCATCAGCTATTTGACCAGAGCGATGAAAGTCGTCGGCATCTACGACAAGTCTGCCGAAGGTGTGCAGAGGATGTTGAACGACGCGGTTGAGAATCAGTTAATCCCCGTGGACAACTGGGCGATGTTCGCTGAGAGCGGTGGCTTAAAGTCAAAGATTGACTGGTTGCCCGTTGCTGAAGTCGCTGCGGTGATTGAAAAGCTCGTCATGTTGCGCGAACAGGTCAAGGGTCAGATTTACGAGGTGCTGGGCATCAGCGACATCATGCGCGGCAACACCAAGGCGAGCGAGACGCTCGGTGCGCAGCAGATTAAGGCACAGTTTGGCTCGACCCGTGTGCAGTTAAAACAGATGTACGTGGCCAAGTTCGTGCAGAAATCTTTAGCCATTAAGGCTGAGATTATTGCGCGACACTTTCAGCCTGAAACCATTGCGATGCGCTCGAACATCATGGCCTCGCCCGACGCGCAGTTCGCGCAAGAGGCAATTAGCCTGATTAAACAGCCCGAGGTGGCTAAGTATCGGGTCAAAGTACAGGCCGACAGCATCGCGTTTATCGACCGTAAGGCCGAGAACGAGTCGCGCACCGAGGCATTGACGGCGCTAGGTCAGTTCTTGCAGCAAGCGGGTGCCGTGGTGCAAACAGCGCCCGCCGCCGCGCCTTTGTTGCTTGAGATGTCTAAGTGGTTCATGGCAGGGTTTAAGGGCTTCCAGAGCATTGAGGGCGTATTTGACCAAGCTATTAACGCGGCCAAACAGGAAATGACGAAGCCCAAAGAGCCAGACCCGATGCAGCAAGCGGAGGTGGGTCGAATTCAGGCTGAGATTGAAGAAAAGAACGCGGGTTCAATGCAACGCCGGGCAAGTGCTGGCAAAGATTTAGCAGATGCAATGGTGTCGCTTTACCCCCTTGGAATTGAGCTGCCCATACCGATACCGATGGTTGTGGGTGGTGGTCTTCAGCAAAGCCAACAAGGCCCCGAAGCTAACGTAATCGCCCAAAAGCTTGACGCAATGATGCAAGCCATGAGCGCCCCCAAGCAGGTCATTCGTGACCAGATGGGCAAGGTTGTGGGTGTCCAGCCCATGCCACCACAAATGAACCAACCCCCTCAACAACCCCAACAACAACCATTAGGAGTTTGATATGCCCTCATATAACCTAGCCCTGCGTAACGCACGTATGCAAGACATCAATGCAGCCTCTGGCGCTGCAACATTAACCCTCTACGGTGGTGCTAAACCCGCCCCCGGTGGTGACGCAACCACCCCCCTTGCTGTATTCACGCTTAAAGACCCCGCTGGCGCAGTCGCAAATGCCACGCTGACCTTTACCAACCCCGCTGACGCAATCGTCTCTGCTGACGGCGTAATCACTTGGGCGAGGATTGCTAAAGGCACGGCATGGGTCGCTGACTTTACGGTCTCTAGCGCAGGTGGCACGGGTGAAATCCAGATGTCCACCGCAAACGTGACCAAAGGCGTTGTCTTGTCATTGACAGGCTTTAAGATCGTGGAAGGCGATGCCTAAAAAGGTCAACTTAACTGTGGAGCTAACCCCTGCAAAATGGGGCGTGGCTCGATTTAACGACAGCAAATGGGGCGTTGATACTGCCAACGTCTCAGGTGTGGTCATTAACCGCAACGATAACGTCAGCGGCACAGTATTTGACCAAGATTTCGTTACAGGTAGCGTCACCAACCGCAACGATATTGCCACTAGCACGATATTTGACCAAGATTTTGTAACAGGCAACGTGGTCAACGGTAATGACGTAGCCACAAGCACGATATTTGACCGTGATTTTGTAACAGGCCAAGCCGTCAACAAGAATGACGTGGTTTCTGGCTTAGTGGCTGACCTTGATTTTGTGACAGGTAGTGTGGTCAACAAGTCTGACAATGTCACGGGCTTAGTTGCTGACTTTGACTTCATCACAGGCAACATCACGAACCGAAGCGATGTAGCCTCTGGTGTAGTGTTTGACACTGACTTTGTCACGGGTACAGTCACCAACAAGAGCGATACGGCACAGAGCAACATACAAGCTACAGTGCGTGTATCTGCTGACATCACGAACCGAAGCGATGTGGCTGTCGGGACGGTATTTGATGAAGACTTTGTCTTTGGTACAGCGGTTAACCGAAGTGACTTAGCCACGGCCACGGTATCTGACAAGAACTTTGTTACTGGGTCAGTCACTAACGCCAATGACGCGGTCACAGCAACGGTATTTAGTGAAGACTTTGTCACGGGTACGGTTGTAAACAATTCTGACGTAGCAAGCGGGTCAATGCTTGATACGGGTACCGTGACGGGATCGGTTCTTAACCGAAATGATTTAGTTTCAGCGTTAGTTTCTGATTTTGATTTTGTTACGGGTGTTGTGACCAACAAATCAGACGTTGCCACGGCAATAGTGGTGGATGAAGATTTCGTTACCGGCACGGCTACAAACGCCAATGACGTGGCGACAGCGTTCCTAAGTGACTTAGATTTTGTCACGGCAACAATTCAGAATAAGACTGACACAGCCGCGGGTCTTGTCAGTATTTCAGACATCGTAACTGGCACAGTAATTAACACGAGTGATGCCGTTTCAGGCTTAATTGCAGACCTAGCCTTTGTCACTGGCACAGTAGCCAACAAAAACGACATTGCGTCAGCCTTGGTTTCTGACAGTGACATTGTCACAGGCACAACAGTTAATGCCGATGACAAAGCAACATGTAATGTTCAGGCATATATTAGGGTAAACGCTGACATCAAGAACGGCTCTGACACGGTCGTTGGTACAGTATTTGATGAAGACTTTGTCTTTGGTTTGGTGACAAACAAGAACGACATTGCAACCGCGATTGTGTCTGACACAGACCTCGTAACGGGTACAGTCACCAACGCTAATGACAAGGCAAGTGGCTCGGTCTTTGATACTGACATTGCAAGCGGAACAGTTGTTAACGGCAACGATTTAGTTGTTGGTTCAATCCTAGATTTTGATGCAGTAGTAGGAACAGCCACCAACCGAAACGATATCGCATCTGGCTTGGTCAGCGACAGCACCATTGTCACAGGCACAGTCATTAACCGTAACGATGTGGTTGATGCGACGGTTTACGACAGCGACTTTGTTACGGGCTTAGTTAAGAACGCCAACGACATTGCCATTGCCGTCATTAAGATAATTAACCCAGAGCCTGTACCCGACCCACACCACGGTGGCGGTAGTGGCCCATACATCGCGATGCCACACGTTAAGCAGTGGTGGGAAAAGGATGAAGTTTTAGTCCCTGAAGTTCAGGAGCAGCCCCTGCCTGACTTGGTTGAAGAGCTAGAGGCGCAACAACCGTTTGACCATAGCGCATCTCAATTAATTGCATCGCTTCTCAGAAACCGCGCACCAACGGGTTCTGACGAAGATGATATCGAAGCCCTGTTGTATTTATTGTGAGGAAAAAATGAGTAGACGAAGATTTGTTCAAGACCCTGAAACTTTCGAGTTAGTCGAGGTCTTTGCTGACCATGTACCTGACCGACACAAGGGCGATGCCATGCTGTGGGGAGACAGAGGGTATGACGGTATGTCCACAACCGATGGCATAGATATTTCATCAAGAACCAAGCACCGCCAATATTTACGGCAACACGGTCTAGCTACCTTTGATGACTACAAGGGTGAGTTTGAGCGACGAAAGAGTGAGCGCGAATCTTATTACTCAGGCCAAAAAGGCACGATTAATAAGCGTGATATTCAACAAGCAATTGATCAACTTAATAGAGGGTAATTATGAACACCACCACAGAAGAAAACAGCTTACGCGACGCACTTGAGTCGTCATTTGAAACAACTGATGACTTAGCCGTTGACTCGCCACTAGAGTCCACACCGTCAGAACAAACCTACGCCGCAGAGAGCGAAGCGCATGTCAGCGAGACCGCTGAACAGAAAGCCCAACGCGAATACAACCGAGACCAGTCAGGCAAGTTTGCGCCCAAAGACGCCCAAAATAACCCCGTATTGGAGCAAAAAACTGCTCAAATCGCCCCTAAAGTGCCCGAAGAGGGCATAAAAGCGGCCGAGAAAGTCGGTCAGCCCCCCGCACAAAAAGACCCACTTGAGCGTGCGCCCCAAGCTTGGAAACCTGAAGCTAGAGAGTTTTGGAAAGACATTCCGCAAGCAGCCCGATCCGAGATTGTGCGCCATGAGCAACAAGTGCAACAAACGTTGCGCGAAACCGCACAAGTCCGTCAATTTGCAGATGCCGTACAGAAGGCCGTAGACCCCTACCGTGGCACGATTGAGGCAGAGGGTAGTAATGTGGTGGCCGCTATCGGTAGCTTGATGCAGACGGCCCAAGCCCTGCGCACAGCGCCCCCCGCGCACAAGGCGCAGATGGTGGCTAATATGGTTAAACAGTTCGGTATTGACGTGGGGCAGCTCGACCAAGCGTTATCAGGTCAAGTAGTGGCCCAAGAGCGCCCAGAAGTTGCAGCAATGCGTGAGCAATACGAGAGAGAGTTTGCGCCACTGCGCCAAATGCAGCAGCAACTGGCCCAACAACAGCAGATGGCCGCGCAAGAGCGCGACCGTCAAGCAAACGCGGAAATCGCTGAGTTCAGTAGAAAAGCCGAATTCATGGATGATGTGCGCCACTTAATGGCCGATCTGATTGATGTTCGCGAGCGTAACAATTTGCCCTACACGTTGGAAGATGTTTACAACGCGGCGTGCCAAGCCCACCCAGAAATTAGCCGAGTAATGCAGCAACGGGCACAGGCCCAAGCCGCGCAGAGTCTTAACAACACAGCACAACGGGCGCGGCAAGCCGCGGTGAGTGTTGGAGGCTCTCCAGCCTTGGGTGGTTCAGGTGAAATGGGGTCAAATTCAATTAGGGACTCATTGAGACTTGCAATGGATCAATCTGTGAGATAAAATCGGGGTACGTCATAGTGGATTCTAATATCCACTATGCGAAGTTAGGAAGGCGTAAGCCCGATCCGAAACGTAAGTTGTTTCGGTTGTCAAAAGTGAGCGACCCTTTCAGGGGACTCCCAAGAAAAGACGACCAAAGATTAGTTTTCTTTGTTCAATTCTTAGGAGTTTAAAATGGCCTCAGCCAACCCAGCTATCAGTAGCATCATTGCTACTACAATCCAAAACCGTAGTAAAACTATTGCGGACAACGTCACCAAAAACAACGCGATCCTTTCTAAGCTAAATGCTTCTGGCAAGGTGCGCACCATCTCTGGTGGTACAGTTATTTGGGAAGAACTTTCGTTTGCTGAAAACCCCAATGGTGGTTTTTACAGCGGTTACGACTTACTACCAGTAGCCGCATCTGACGTTATTTCAGCCGCAGAGTATCAAATCAAACAGTACGCCGTGCCTGTTGTTATCTCTGGTCTTGAGCAATTGCAGAACAGTGGTAAAGAAGCGCTTATCGACTTGATGGAAGCCCGTCTAACGGTTGCCGAATCAACGATGGCTAACCAATTGTCTGCATCAATCTACGGTGACGGCACAGCAGCAGGTGGCAAGTCAATTACAGGCTTGGGCGCTGCGGTTTCAACCGCCCCCGCTACAGGTGTTTACGGTGGTATTGACCGCGCAACGTGGAACTTCTGGCGTAACCAAGCATTTGACGCCAAGGTATCAGGTGGCTCAACGACAGGTATCACTTCAGGCAACGTGCAAACGTTTATGAACGCTTTGTGGTCTAAGTTAATTCGTGCTTCAGACCGCCCCGACATGATTGTCTGTGACAACCAGTTTTGGTCAGCATTCATGGGTAGCTTGCAACCTCAACAGCGCTTTATGGATCCAAAGTCTGCAAGCCTTGGCTTCCCGACGATTAAGTTCATGGACGCCGATGTAGTTTTGGATGGTGGTATTGGTGGCGCATGCCCCACTAACACAGCGTTCTTCTTGAACACCAAGTTCTTGTCATGGAGACCTCATGCACAGCGCAACATGGTCGCGCTTTCGCCTGATCGTCGCTACTCGATTAACCAAGATGCAGAAGTTCAGATTTTAGGTTTTGCCGGAAATCTGACTTCAAGCGGCGCCCAATTCCAAGGTCGACTCTTTACGACCTAAACCGGGTTCGCTGTGGTGGTGAACAGCCCTTTGGAGTCCCTTCCTACCTATGGGTCGGGACTCCTCTTTTTCGGAGAAGAAATATGGCAGCAACATTTTCATCTGCCCCAGCAGCCGTGGCTTTCGACAAGTCTGCCTCGCAAGCTTTGGGGGCATTGTCAACAGGTATGGGCTACGAGCCTAATGTCGCGCTGACTACTACGGTAGCCACGCAATACATTGGGGGCGCGGTAGAAACGATTGGTTATGGCAGTGGTGCAGATGTGCCACCCGCAGCAACATTAACCAAGGCGAAAGCCTAGTAGCAGGGGGTTCGCCCCCTGTTTTTTTATCTACGGAGAAAACAAAAATGAACATCACCACCGCAACGGAGTTTAAGCCTGATGGTTTAACACTCGATCAACTTAATTCAGACCCATTCGCAGAACGCCAACAAAGCTACGGCAACGCTGAGGACGATAAAGCGCTTCATGTGCGTTTTTATATCGAGTCTGTTGAGCAGACCGCGCACTCGATTGGGGCGGGCCGACGTGTCTTTGCAGATACAGAATTTATTGAAATTATGATACCCGGCGACAAGCAGACCGTCATCAAGCGCCAAGTATTTGACATGGACAAGAACCGTTTCCATCAACAATATTCGCGCTTTAAACAAGGTCTGGCCGACCAGACGATTGGCACACCCCTCAGTGAGTTGGTGTTTCTCACCGTCTCTAAAGTTAAAGAATATGAGTTCTTCAACATTCGCACGGTCGAGCAACTTTCAGCCGCAGCAGAGAGCTCCGACGTAGGCCAAAAGATGATGGGCTTTAACAGTGACAAGCAAAAGGCTTTGGCCTTCTTGGACATGGCTAAGGGCGCTGCGCCAATCAATGAGTTGAAGGCCAAGATGGAAGAAAAAGATTCAGTCATCGAGGCGATGAGGAGTCAACTTAACGATATGAACGCAAAGCTAGAACGAGCCACAAAAGCTAAATAAGGATTAAGGGATGACGACCTATCAAATCAACACTTACGAGAATCTGGCTACTATTGTCCAGAATATCGCACCGATGGTCGGATTCCCGAAGCCTAAAGACCCTGCGGGGTCGCCCGACCCTGCTGTGCAGCAGATGGTTACAGCGGTCAACATGGCCGCGGAAGATATGCTCAACCTCTACGATTGGCAGAACCTTGCCAAGCCGTTTGAGATTGAGATTAAAGCTGATTTCTCAGGCCAACGTGAAAAGGCATTTGATTTGCCAGGAGACTGGTGGTGTTTTATCGACCAAACACAATGGAACAAGTCAACCCAGTTGCCAGCCATCGGCCCTGTGTCACCACAGGCTTGGATGCAGCTACAGGTGCGCAACCCAAAGGTTGTGATGACTTTCATGTGGCAGGTGCGTGAGAACAAGCTGTGGATTCAATCCCCGCCTGACGCGCCTCAGATATTTAGTTTCTTCTACATGAGTCGTGGTTGGGTGAGAGACGCTGACAACCCAGAAATTATTAAGAATTCCGCCACTAAAAATGGCGACGTTATTTTATTTGACCCATACCTAACTACTTTACTCGCTCGCGCCAAGTGGCAGCAAATCAAGGGTTTTGACTCAGCCGTTGCGATGGGTGATTTTAAAGTCAATTACGAGATTCGTAAGGGCAAGGCAAAGGGTGCGCCCGTACTAAATATGGCGGGTGTTAGGGTTGGTATGCCTTACCTAAATATGTTGGCTAACGCCCCTGATACGGGCTATGGCGGGGTAGGCTACTGATGGCTAGTCCACTCGCACAAGTCACTACGCTCATGCCCCCAGTTAAAGGGCTTAACCTTGCGAGTCCAGCCATTGCGCTTGATGCGCAAGAGGCGCTTGTGCTTGAGAATATCTTGCCACAGCAAAGCTCTGGTGAGTTGCGTGGTGGTTGGAGAGAGTGGGTCACTGGCATACCCGGCGGGATTAAGTCAATCGTTTCATTCGCTGCCAAATTACCCAAAGACAATAAAGTATTTGCCTGTAATGACAAGGGCGGTATCTATGACGTAACGGTCACAACTGACAAGCCAGTCTCGGTGGCTGAAACCGCGCAAGCCAATGGCGAATGGGATTACACGAACACATCTGGGCTTGAAGACAACTTTTTGTGCATGGTGTCACCATCGGGTGGGTACTGGACATATAGCGTGGGTGACGGCTTTAAAAAGCGTGAAATCACAGGTGCAGGTGCGGGGAAACGATTCTCGGCCATCTTTAATTTCAAGGCAAGAATTTGGTTTATCGAAGAAGAATCATGCAAGATTTATTACCTCGGTGTGGGCGCTATTTGGGGCGAAGCAAAAGTCTTTGACTTGTCTTCAGTTATCAACGAGGGTGGTTACATCGCCTACGGTAGCGACTGGACATATAACGCAGGGCGCGACATCAATGACTATTTGGTCTTGGTGACAACCCGTGGCGAGGTGGTTGTCTATAGTGGGGTTAACCCTGATGATGCAACGACATTTGCTTTAACTGGCGTATGGTACGTAGGCCCCATACCCTATGGCAACCAATGCTTTACACAATACGGTGGCGAACTGTTCATCATGTGTTCGATGGGCGTTGTGCCTGTCAGCAAGCTTGTAAACGGTGGCGTAGCTAACGAGTATGAGGTCAGTAGCTACAAAATTAATCCACCTCTGAATGCAAAGTTTAATCAGTTAAAGAACAAGTTCGGTTGGGCGATGGACATGATTTATGACCAACAGTTTTTACTGTTGCAAATGCCTGTCAATAACTCTAACCAGTACCACTTTTACGTGATGAATTCAGGCACAGGCGCTTGGGGTGCTATTACTGGCATCCCGATGGTTTGTGCGACCCAAGTGAGTGGTCAAGTGTTCTTTGGCACGAGCGATGGGCGTGTGTGCTTGGGCTTTACTGGTGACACGGACGACAGAAAATTAGACGGGTTAGCGGGTAAGTCAATCATTGGTCGCTACATCGGCGGGTTCAATGCTTACGGCAACGCAGCATATTTAAAAACCTTTCAGCTTGCTAGACCCGTTTTCATTAGCGGTGTCGCGCCATCGGTTGGCGTTGAGATGCTTACCAAGTACCCGTTTTCAACGATTAGTGTGCAATCCGAAGACCCGAAAGTCGAGGGTGGTAGCTTCAATGTGAACAACTTTAACGAGTGCGTGTGGGCGGGTGATTCAAACACATTTTCATCTTGGTGCGGTTTAAACGGGATGGGGTATTACGGCGCATTGGCGATTACCTTTCAAGGTGATGCCGGCACCCAATACATCACTACAAATGTGACACTTAATGTTGGCGGGGTGATGTGATGCTTGTACCTGCAAATACTTTAGAGATGCGCGAAACGGCAGCCAGTATCTTGTTAAGAGAGACGGGCGTCAAAGCCACGCAACAATTTCAGGCCATCTTTTGGGTCAATGCTCAAACGCTTGAAATTGAGTGGGTCATCGGCTTTGATGGCTTTATCGGCAAGGTCTGTCAGATTCACGATGTGAACCTGTCTGGCAAGGGCTACACGCCACGTAAATTACTCAGGGCGGTCTTTGACTATGCCTTTAATAAATGTCGCTTAGAAGCGCTTTTAGGCGTGGTCAATAGCCACAACACAAGGGCGCTTGAATACAACCGCAAGCTTGGCTTTACACATTTAGCTGTGTTGCCCGAAATGCACGATGACGGTGGCGACATTGTGCTTATGAAATTAAACAAGCAAGACTGCAAATGGATTAGGGAGGTCAAGCATGAAGAATTATTGGTCGCGTAGAGAACTTGAGGCTCTTGGAGAGCCAATTAACCCCAAAGCACCAAGTCGATTAGATGGGCGCGTTGGTGGGGGCGGTAAAAGCTCGCCAGCCGTTCCTGATTACACCGCTGCGGCTGAAGCTACGGCTAAGTCAAACGCGGAGGCAATGAAGCAACAGACGGTTGCCAACCGCCCAAACATTGTGACGCCATACGGTAATCAAACGTGGACAAATGATCGTTCGTTTGACCAAGCTGGTTACGACAATGCGATGTCTCAATACAACACCCAACAATCGCAAGCAGCTTCACAGCCGAGTGAATACGATGACAACCCTTTTGGTTTCGGTCAGCTTCTTAAAAATCAGAACCAAGCTTCCTCAATGGCGGCTCCTGACCGTAACAGTTTTTACGGTGATGACAACTGGACACAAACCACGACACTGTCGCCTGAGTCACAAAAGGCGCTCGACAGCCAGATGGAAATTCAGCAAGGTCGTAGCGACACCGCATTGGGCTTGATGCCTCAAGTTAATGAAGCGGTTAATACGCCTATCGACAAGTCTAAATTACAAGACTGGGGCGCAGCTCCAACCACAAGTAATTTTCAGAACATGGGCGCAGCACCTACATTGCAAACCCAACTTGATACGAGCCAAGTACCCTCGATGCCGGGAGACTCGAACTCTGAGTATGTTCAGCAGTATGTAGATAAAGCCAATGAGTATGCGCGACCACAGAACGAGCTTGACCAAAGCAACATGGACGCCAAGCTTTACAACATGGGTCTTACGCCCGGCTCAAGCGCCTTTAATAATGCGCAACGGTCTTTGGCTGACCAACGCTCACGCAACGAGTTCAATGCCATCAACACGGGCATGAACCAATCGAATCAAATGTACATGAACCAATTGGCTGCGAACAACCAAGGGTTTAACCAGTCATTGGCGTCGGGTCAGTTTGGCAACAACGCCATGAAAGACCAGAACGCGATGAACATGGGTAACGCGGGGTTCAATAACGGCAACGCCAACACCTCGTTTAACCAAGAAATGGCGCAATCAAATTACGCCAATACTTTGCGTCAAGGTCAATGGACGATGGCGCAGCAAGAACAATTGCAACCGCTCAATAACTTGAACGCTTTGCTAAACGGTCAGCAAGTTTCTATGCCGAATATGCCTAGCTTTATGGGCGCAGGTAACTCAGGGGGCGTCAATTACAGCGGTGCTGTAAACAACCAATACCAAGCTGACTTGGCTAATTCAAACGCCCAAAACGCAGGAAGCGCGGGGCTGATGTCGGGCTTATTCAGTATGGGCGGTATGGCATTGGGTGGCCCAATGGGCGGCGCGCTTGGCAAGGCAATGACAGGTTAACTAGGGGAATACGATGTCGAATCAAAATCAATTTCAGAAGCCACAGGGCTTTGGTGCCACGCCTCAACAGCAAGACCCACGTCAGTGGGAACTTGCAGCAGGGTTGGCAGCACTCCCCGACAGTAAGTTGACCAACGCGTACATGACCGAGGAGCAACCCGAAGGTCAGATGGTGTCCGGCCACTATGTCGCGCCCTCATGGACCCAAAACCTCGCGGCATTAGGTAAGAACGCTCTTGGTGGCCAAATGTACCGCCAACGTGATGCGCAGACTCAGGCATTGATTGAAGCGCTGCGTCAAAACAATGATGGTGGCGCCCAAGCCTTTCCAGTTGATATGGGCTAACCATGTCGCCGTTTGATCAGGCCATTCTCGATGAGGGCATCTTCGGAACGCCCTTAGAGGCTATCGCCCGAAAGACCCGTGGGTTTGAATCCAGTGGCAACCCAAACGCCGTGAGTAACCGTGGCGCTCGAGGCGGCATGCAGGTTATGCCAGCCACGTTTGCGAGCTTGGCTGACCAAGGCTGGGACATCAACAATGATTACCACAATTCTCGCGCTGGCATCCGATACCTCAGACAAGGTTGGGATAAATCAGGCGGTGATGCGGCGCTTACAGGCGCTTACTACTACGGTGGCCCCAATGGTTTGAATAAAGCCCGTAAAGGCGTCGCCGTATCTGACCCGATGAACCCGAGCTACCCAAACACCCTTGAGTATGGCAAGAGACTTGCCGACTCAGTCAATGGAGGCAATACGTCTATGAACCCCAACCAAGGCGGCACGCCCCCAGCGGGCATGCAAGACTATGTACGCCAAGCGCAAAGCCTGATTGGCACCACCCAACCCTCGCCAGAGCTCATCGAGGCGATTACGCGTAACAGCCAATCGCGTGGACAAAATTTGCCTCTGGCAATGGGCGCGATGCTCTCCCGTGACCAAAGTATGCAGAAATTTGGCAACACGTTGTACGACGACGCTAACACGGGGCGCGACTTAAAACCGCTGGGCGACGACGGTTTCGTCGACCCCATGACGGGCAGTTACTTGGAAAACCCTGCTGGCACCGATAAGAAAAAGCAACGCGTGCTTGAGATGTCTTTGCGCCTAGCTCAACAGGCGGAGGACGCCGCTGCGCGCCGTGCGCAAAACCAACAACAGTACGAAACCAGAACTATTCTTCAACAAGCGATGCAGTCAATTGCACAACAAAACGCGGATACCGCGGGCAGTAACGCTAAGACAGCGCAAGATGGGCAAATTATTAGACAAAAAGAATTCGATACCAAGCAAGCAGAAGAAAGCAAAATATTAGAGCTTATTGCTCAGCCCAACTCGCCATTTAAATCAATGGATGATTACAAGCGTAATGGTGGCACCGTGCGCAACTTGGCAGAAAAACGTATCAACGAAATGCGCGATGAGGTTAAGGGTTTAAATCAAACCGCTGCGGCAATGGATGAATTTTATGAACTTAACCAGCGCAACCCCACTGGAGACATTTACGATACCCTCGCGCGCAACACGCCGTTAGCGTTTCAGACAAACCCTGATAAGCAACGCATGATGCAACTTAATAGCACTCTGCAAACAGGCTCAGTGCCTTCGGGGCAGGGCGCAGTCTCTAACCTTGAGCGTGAGTTGTTCAGCACCGCGGTGCCCGGTTTGCAGTTCACGACCGATGCGAACAACGCGTCGCATAAAGCGTTTAACCTTCGCAAGTCTTTCCGTGAAGACAGCGTTCGATTCATGGAAGATTATTTCACCAAGAACGGTCACTTAAACGGTGCTGACCAAGAGGCTGTGGCTTTCCTAAAAGCTAAATACACCCCCCTCTTAAGTGGGGGCGCAACCGGAGGAGGCGCGCAGTCTGGTGGGACACCATCTGGGCCACCACCCGCAGCGGTTGACTTCTTGAGAAAAAACAATACGCCTGAAAATCGTGCAGCGTTTCAGTCTAAGTATGGCTCGTTGCCGGGGGGAATCTGATGTCAAACCCTTTCGACCAGTTTGACGCTCCCGCTTCTTCGGGCGCTGTAGCTAACCCTTTTGATCAGTTTGATGCCCCAACACTGTTTCGTGGTAACAAGGAAGCGACAGCACAGCGCCGCGATGAAATGGCTGCGCGCTACGCTAGTGGTGACGGCCCTAAAGTTGGGGTGGGTAAAACACCTTTACATGAAGCGGTGGGCGCGCAGATGAAGCATGGCGCTGAAAAGATGATTTACGGTGGTTTGTTTCCCATGCTCAACAGTACTGGCAAAGTGGGCGGAAGTTTAAACCCTTTTAGCGCACCTAGCGACGAAGCGGCTTACCCCCACCAACAGACTATTGATGAGGGCGCGGCCCATGTCGATAAGCTCAAAGAAGAGGGCATACCTAACATCGGCGGGGGCTTGGTTGAAGCAATTCCACAAGTAGCCGCCGCTGTGGGTACGGGCGGCGCGTCATTTCTCCCCCGAGCAATAGCTCAAGGGCTTACAGCCGCGGCTTTCACCCATGGTGATGGAGCCAAGCGCGCTAACGCTGGCGCATATGCAGCAGCGGGTGACATGATTGGCACGGGCGTGATGAGTGCTGCGGCCCGTGCGTTTAGACCAATCAATCCAACCGCACAAGCCCAAAAACTTATAGACAAAGGCATCTACCCAACTTGGGGTGGAGCTGCGGGCCCGTTTTTTAAATCCACGGAAGATAAATTGATGTCTGTCCCTTTTCTCGGGGATTCAACAGCTTTTGGGCGACGTGGCGCTATCAATGAGTACAACGCCTATGTGATGTCACAAAGCGGCGTGCCTATTAAATCAAATCAGGTTGGTAGCGAAGGGCATAACATCATTGGAAATCACTTTCGCGAAAAGTTCCCTGAAGTGACAAAAGACTTGATGCTTGACCCCAACGACCCTCTTATTAAACAGTCGATGGACGACATTGTGCGTAATCGTCGCCTAAGTACCTCTGGCCTTAATGATTTTAACGCTGAAGTTAACGCTATGCGTGGCGACCATAACCTTCCACCTTGGAACATTAACGGTGGGGGTGCGCAAGCCACTAGTGCGCAAGTGTCTACAAATGTAGGGCCATCCGCGCCACAACGTATGGATGGTGGCGGCATTCAAGATTTGACCAACGAAATGCGTTTGTCCAGTAAAGAATTCCAAGGGCCTAACGCGTCAATGACCGAGCGCCGTACTGGACTCGCATTATCAGACGCGCGTAACGCTTTGTTTGATGCAGTGGAGCGACAAGGATTGGGTGGTGATATTCAACCTTTGCGCAACCTCAACCGCGACTACAACAAGTACCAAGTATCAGCTCGTGCATCGGGTGCGGAGGGGGCTGCTAACCGCGATGGGGTTTTTACCCCAGCGCAAGGCCTCAAAGCGTTTAGGCAACAAGCTAAATCTAACAACGCATCAACGGCGCTCCGTGAAGGGCGGCTCGAAGGCCAAGACGTTCATCAAGCGGCGTTCGATGTGTTAGGTAACAATTACCCCGACAGCGGTACTGCGGGGCGATTAGGTGTAACCAGTTTAATACTTGGCGGTGGAGCGGCTGCTTTGCCGGGGAGCATGTTTACGCTTCCCGCGATTGTTGGCTCAACCGCTGCGCACTCCACGTTCGGACGTAGGTATGGCGTAGGCGCAAAGTATGACTGGCAAAACCCTGTGGCTGACGCTTTACGGCGCGCGAAATCATGGGCGGGCGGTATTGGTGGCGCAACAGGCGCCGCCATTCAAGACGATCAATATAAACCTTGGGAGCAATAATGAGTCGCAATCAAAACGGTGTTTACTTTTTACCAGACGGCAACCCAGTCGCTGCGGGTGAGTTAATTACCGCAGAGTGGGCAAACAACACGCTGAGCGATATGGCGACGGCATTGACCGACTCACTTGACCGTGACGGTCTTGGCGGGATGCGTGGCTCATTACGCATTGCTGACGGTACGGCTTCAGCGCCGGGCATGGCTTTCACAAACGACCCCAACACGGGAATCTGCCGTAAAGGTGACGGCATTGTTGCGGTGTCTACTAAAGGCTCTGTGGTCGCAGAAGTAAGCACCAACGGCATTTCGATGGTTGGCAACGCCCAAGTGTTTGTTCAGCCAGCCCCGTCAGGTGTGACGGCCGTCACAAATAAACAGTACGTTGACACGACAATAAACGGTGCAATTGCAAACATCTCCAATAAATTAGCAATCGTTGGTGAAATCAGAATGTTTACGGCGGCGGCGGTGTTGCCTAGCGGTTGGCATGTCTGTGACGGTACAAGTGGCACGGTTGATTTGCGTGACAAGTTTCCCCTTGCATCGGGCAGTGTATTTGCGAAAGGCACCACTGGTGGCTCACTTAAGATCAGCACCGCGCAGATGCCAAGTCACGCCCACGGCGGGTCTGTTAATGGCAACACGGGCAATGAAAGCGTAGGTCACACCCACGCTTTTGACTCACAAACTGGTGCCATGTCTAAAAACCAAGGGCACACTCACGCCGTCAGCGACCCGGGGCACATTCATCAAGAAACTTCTACAAATCAAATCGGTACAAATGGCGGCGCTTATACGAGTGGGACTTCTTCTGGCAATCAAGCACCTAGTGCATTTACTACATTGTCATCCGCAACTTATATCGGCATCGCAGAAGCAAACATCGACCACTCACATAGCGTGGCTGGCAACACCGCGGGGGTAAGCGCTGATCACACCCACCCATTTACTGCGCCAATAACAGCAGAAGGCGGTGGTCAAGACTACGTACAGCCATATTACGCACTTGTCTTTGCACAATTCACGGGGGTTTAAATGAACACAAAAATCGAATGGAAGGTCACAAAAATTGATGTGATGCCACCAAGTGAATCGCCAAATACAGACGCATTTGTCGCGCACTGGGACTGTCAATGTATTGTTGGCGACTTTAACTCACCCGACATCGAGCCAGTGATTCAGCACAGCTTTGGACGGTCACTTATTCAGACCGACAAGTTTGGTTTGACCGAGATTAAGTTTGACCAACTGTCAGAACTTCAGGTCGCTGATATGGTGAAAGACACGATCGGCAAAGAGCAAGTCGCAAGCCTTGAAGAATTGGTCAAGAAGATGGCACTAGAGACGGCCATCACTGAGCGCGGGTACTCGCCCATGTTGCCTTGGGTGCCCCCAGAGCCTGAGCCTGAACCTGAAACCGTCAAAGGGATTTAAGCATGAACTATGTAAACGGTTTTGCGATTGGTGATGATGGTCGTGTCTTAATTGAAGACAGCAAGCCTGTCTACTATTTCGACGCTATGCCCATGACATCAGCGGGTAACAGTTCGGGTGAGCAAGGTGGTGCGGTCACATTTTCAAATGCCCGTGCGGGTTTTGATGCAGACGGCAAGACGGTGTATCAAGACGTGGCGGTAACACCCTACGTGGGCAAGATTTTCGCCTCAATGGGCTTCTTGCACACGGATGCGGGGGCGCTATTGTGCGACTCTGTGGGTACAACATTTAACTTCAATGGTGGTGTGCCGATGACAGGCAGCGGAAGCGTCTGTATCAAGTCAAGCGCACCACCTCCACCCAAGCCCGTCATACCAAGCGCACCGACTTTAACGAGTGCTGTGGCTAAGACCGACAAAACCATTGATGTTGCGCTTACTGCCCCAACGACAGGCACGACACCGTTTACGTACTACGCCAAGGCTGTGGCAAGCCCTGCTGAACCCATCGTGGTTAAGCTGACAGGCATCACAGGCACCATCACAGGTCTGTTGCCTAACACTGAGTACACGGTCGAAGTCTACGCAACCAACACAGTGGGTCAGGGTGGTGGCGGTACTAAAGACTCGCAACCCGGTGGTGGTGGTCAATCGTATGCCGCGATAAGGTGGAAAAAGTGATTTGCGCCCCCACAGACCCCATTTATTTACACATCGTGACCAGTGGTGGTGGGTTTCTTGGGGGTCTTTCCATGCTCGTCTACATGAGGCCACGCACGGTGCGTGAGGGCTTTAGCCGAATACTAGTCAGCACTGTTGCGGCATCATTGTTGGCGGCGTTGTTGTCTGAGAAATTGTTCGGCGACGAGACCCCTGAATTGATGGGTGCGGCCGCATTCTTGATCGGGTTTTCAGCGTGGTCATTATTAGGTGCGGTGGCTCGGTTCTTTGAGACGCGTCAGGGTGACGATATCGTGTCGATGCTGAAGTCTTACCAAGAAGTTAGTAGACCATCTTTCGGTGGGGCTAGAACTGAGCCGACACCGCGTCAAAAACAAATAGATAACCCGGACGGTTAATTATGGAAGCGCAAACACAACTTATTGAACAGATGCCTTTTTTTTGGGGTATCTCGTTTTCAATCAATGTCACGGTCGGGGTGACTATGTTTGTCTCAGTCATGCGTCAGCAGATGCCGCCTTGGGCAACAGGTGTTGGGACGTGGATCGCGTGGTGGGCTTTTACCACAGCCATATCGCTCATTATTAACTTAATCAACGGCTCTGGCGCACCATTCTCGTACCACCAGATGGGCATCTTGACAGAGACCATGACAAACCTCGGCATTCTATTTTGGGTTGCAATTTTCACTCGAAACAACGCGGGTCTCAACGGATCGGACTGGGTCAGAATGGAAGCGTTTCGGCGTCAAATTGTAAATGAACAGGTGCAGAAAAATGAGAACAAGTGACCAAGGTATCGAGTTTATTAAAAAGCACGAGGGCTTCTCTGCCCGTGCCTACCCAGACCCAGCCACTGGTGGTGAGCCTTGGACGATTGCTTATGGCCACACGGGTGGTGTCAGACGCGGTGACGTATGTGATGAGGCACAAGCCGACTTCTGGCTACGCAACGACATTCAGACCGCTGAAGACGCTGTGAACGAGCTTGTGACGCAACCGATTACGCAGAGCCAGTTCGATGCGCTCGTTGATTTTATCTACAACGTGGGTGTCGCAAACTTTGCTAAATCGACGCTACTGAAGAAGATTAACGGCAACGATTTTGATGGTGCGTTAAACGAATTTGTGAGATGGGACAGGGCTGGTGGCCGCGAGATGGCGGGTCTAAAGCGTCGTCGCGAGGAAGAGGCCAACTTGTTTATGGACTTGGCGTGATGTTTGGCTTGCTGTATTCAAGGTGGGTCTGGTACGCGGTAGCTGTCGTGGCATTGTTTGGGTCAGGTTGGCTATCAGGCTACGAGCATGAACATAAGAATTTTGTGCAATTTAAGGCACAGGTAGATGCGGTCGCACAGGCCGCTGAGATCAAAACAAAAAAGACCGAGGCGCGACATGAAGCAGACAAGCAAGAGATTGAGCAGGATTACAAAACACGCCTTGCTAGTGTTCAGCGTCGCTATGCTGACAGCTTGCGCCAGTCCGGTCGCGGTCAGGTGCCCAGAGCCACCGACCCCACCCGCAGACTTAATGAAGCCACCGCCAACAGCGACCCTTATCTAGTCGAACAATGCGCCGAGACCACGCTCCAACTTGTCGAGCTTCAAAGGTGGGTCAAAAGCACCGCACGATAGCCTATCGTGTCGTGGTGTGGGTCTACAACCCCTACACGCAATCAGAGCCACAGGGAAGGTACTCGACCCTATACACATCGCGCTTTCTTGTTTTAGCTGTCGTGAGTTTTTGGTTTCACGCTATTCAGGGTCGAAGAGTAAAACTACAACCCATCACGGAAAGTCGATGCAGATATTGTTAGATTAGGCGTGACAGGGCGCTATATAGCAAGCTTTTTTAAAGACGTTGAGAAGAAATAAAACACTTGAGTCGCTAACACTCAAAACCTGTCACTTTTTTAAAACGTACTGCGTTAAAAACTTTAGATACAACTAAGCCGTAACTTGGCCTTAAAGATTGGCAAACAGGGCGCAAAGCCAGTAAATAGGTAAGCCTCAAAACCCGCGCTTTTTAGATGGGCGCTACTGCCGCAGAGCTAACATTTATGCGGGTCTTGAAGGTTTGCGTGGCTAAATTTCGATAGGAATCATAATCCGCAGGTCCCCTGTTCGAATCAGGGATGCGCCACCAGTAAATACGCGGTTCTCTAAAGAAGTAGCCACTATCATAAATAAGCACTTGGCCTAAACTTGGACACATATCTCAAGAAACAAGGGTTAATCGGGGCTTAGGGGCAGAATTTAATGCCGAGTTTTCCACAAACTCGCGCAGAGATTCCATGTTGAAATGCGCGTAGCGATTTAGCATTGCCAGCGTTTTCCAACCCCCTAACTGTTGCAGCACAAGCGCAGATGTCCCAGCTTGTGCATGGAACGAGGCCCACGTATGTCTGAGGTCGTGAAAACGAAACGTCTCAGGCAAACCTGCATCTTTAACAGCACGTTTAAAAGTGCGACGGTCAACTTCAGCGGTGGCCGAATCAACGCGTGCAAAAACAAATTTATCGTGCTTGCCGTATCGACTTAAAATAACGCCCATAGCGTCAAAGTTAAGCGGCACAGCTCTACCTGAACCGGACTTGGCGTTGGCCGCTGTCACCGCCGCTGTCTTGCGAGCAACGTCAACGTGGCGCCACTCCAGACTGAGAATCTCACCCGCTCTCATTCCGGTGGCTAGAGCAAAACGGCAAACCTCTTTCATCCAGCCTTCAGCCATAACCCCTAGGAACGTTTGCGCTTGTTCCACAGTCATAAACGACTCGCGAATTTCGGCTTCCTTGAATTTCAATATTTTAGGAGCCGCATCGAGCCAACCACGATTCACGCACAAGTTAAGCAATTTGCTCAACGTGGCTAGGTAGCGGTTTTTAGTCGCGGGGTTCATGGGCAAGGGCCCGCCACTTTGCACCCGCTTGTTCTCGGGTACTGCGTCCATGATGATGTCAGTTGTTAAAGAGCGAATGGTCTGGCCTTTAAAGCACTGTACCCAGTACCTCATCTGCGAGACCTTACTTCTGTAGTCCCGCAGCCCCGCGCACGATTTCAAGTACATCACCGCTGCCTCATCGAACAGGTGCTCAGGCTTATCACCTAAGTGCTCGATGCGCCACGATTCGGCTTTAACTTTGTCGTGGTATTCCTGCGCGGCTTTCTTGTCTTTGTTGCGAGTAGAGCGTTTAACTCGTTTTCCGTTTGGAAGTACGATGTCAACGTACCAGATGCCAGAGTCGGGGTGTTTGAAGATGGACATTTAGTTTCCTTAACGCCCCGCAGCAGTAGCAGGGATGATTCTATACGAAAACGAATAAGTGCGTCAATAGCTGATTTGTGCACCAACCATATGCGCGAGCCGGGGAACTTAGAGCCTAAGTGCTCACGCATTTGAAATACGGCGCTGTAGGACATGCCCGTAATTTTGGCCACTTGAGCAAGGCGGTAGAATTGCGTTTCCATGGTTACGCCTTGCCCGAGAAAGTGATCTCACCACGGGCCACGTCGAGATCCATTTTGAGCAGCTCCACTAGGCGCTCAAGGTGCGCGATTTGACGCTCTTTGTCTGATATTTGAGCCATCAGCTCACGCGTCACGCCTTCACGGGCCGTGGCTTTAATATCGTTGATAACGCATTGGCAATCACATTCTTTCATTTCAATCTCCTTGCGATTTCGCGGTCAATATAAAACTGCGCTTTTTGTAAGTCCTCAATGGCGTTGTCTTTGAGGTCAGCACGCCATAAATATTTCACGGCATTTCCTAAACAAAACCCCATGTGCTCAGTGATTTGTATACACTCCACGCCCGAAGGGTGGCTCGTGTAGTGCGGCGGGTGGTTCACTAAATCGTTTTGGTCTTTCATAATTGTTCTCGTTGTTTAAGTGCGTTTAACAAAATGTCTTGTACTGATTTCTTTGTACGTAAGCGCTCGAGCACCAGCTCGTCTACGGTGTTTTTGGCCACGATGTAGTGCAGCTCACAGGCTTTGCCCGTACCGAGCTGGGCTTGGCGCGTGGGGCCTACACGTTCAATAATTTGCAGGTGCTCTTCTAGGCTCCAATTAAGCGCAAAGAACACGAGAATGTGGCCGCCTTGGGCCAAGTTCAATCCATGTCCCGCTGAGCTGGGGTGGGCAAAGAGGATGGGGATTTTTCCGTCGTTCCAGTCGTCGATGGTTTTGGGGTTTTTGTCCAATGCTCGGCCTTGGGGGAAGGCTTTGCAAAGTCTTTCCAAGTCAGATCGGAAGTGGTAGGCGACCAAGATTGGTGCGCCCGATGCCTCTTCAATAATGCTTGCAAGAACGTCCAGCTTTTCACGATGAAACTCCATATGACGGGTTGTGTCCTCGGGGTCGTAGACTGCACCATTTGCCATCTGCAAACACTTCATGGTGCGAGATGCCGCGCTGTGCGCTTCAACTTCAGTGTCTTGTAGTACGGTAAACATTTCGCGCTCCATCTCGCGGTACGTCACCATCGCCGCCTTTGGGAGCTCCACTTCGATAACGTTAACCACGGGCTTTCCAATGTCCATGTAGTCAGCAACATCAATCGTGATAATGGTGTCGCGTAGCAAGTCCTCTATTTCCTTTTGCGCGTGGGGCATCGGTTTGAGCACCGAAGCAAATCGGCTTACGCCCACTTGAATGGACTGAAACCAGCGGCTTTTGTATGCGTCAAATGAGCGCCCTAAAGCCGCGCCACGGTCTATGAACCAGTGCTGGCCCCATAAATCAACCAAGCCTTGGGGGGCGGGCGTGCCTGTGAGCAGCACCACACGGTTAACGTGGGCGTGTGCGACTTTGGCAAAAGCCCGAGCACGCATCGAGCCTTGGCGCAGTCTGAATGCTTTAAAACGCGTCGACTCATCGAGCACCACCATGCGGTAGGGCCACTTGTCTTTGAAGTGGTCAACTAGCCACGGTATGTTTTCATAGTTGGTAGTGAACACATCAGCTTGGGTGTCTAAGGCGGCTCGGCGCTCCTTGACTGAGCCACCGATAAAAGCGCAACGCAGATGCTCAAGGGTGGGCCATTTAGCAATTTCTGCGGGCCACGTAGATTTCGCCACACGCAAAGGAGCCACTACCAGCACGGGCAACACGGGCTCCAACACCTCGAGCATGCTAATGGCCTCGAGCACTGCGCGAGTCTTACCACTACCCATAGACGCAAATACCCCGCATCTAGGCGTATTGATAATGTGCATGAGCATGTCGTGCTGATACTTACGCAAGGTCATGTCAAGATGCCTATTGCTTTTTCAATAGAATCAATAACGAGCACCTGTATGCCCATCTTGCGTATCTTGTTGTGCAGTCTTGTCTGGTGAGGCTCGGGCTTAACACCGTAGCGTTTGAGCTCCACCATAAAGATGATGCCACCGGGAATCATTACCAAGCGGTCTGGTGCGCCGCGTAAATTAGCCCATTCTTGCTTGACGCACAATCCGCCTAGGGATTTAACGCGTTGAACCAAGGCCCATTCGATTTGTCTTTCTAATACGTTCATGTCTAGTCCTTACGATATCGTGGTGTTTCGAACCCAGCGGCGGCAAGTGGCATGTCTTGCGCCCATGGGGGTGTGGTGGAGAGTAAAGATGAAAGGTGCTCGTGGCTGTACGCCGCGCTATCTGGTGTTTCAGTGATAAGTTCGTCATGCACGGACAGCACAATGTCGTAGCCCGCTTGTTCCATGGCGAGCATGTTCGCCGCCATCACGTCACGGGCCACGGCTTGGCATAAGTTCTCGAATATCTTGCCCCCGTAAGTTGTGAGCCTTGACCAGTTGCGGCTGTACTGATTGACACCCATATAGGAAATCTTGCCCTCTTGAATGGTGGGGGAGGGGTAGCACAGCACCCGACCAGAAGGCAACTTGATGCGCAACCAATTACCGATGCGTTGCACGCGAAGGGCTCTGACCTCAAAGACTTCTATCGGGGTCTCTATGGCCTCGCGCACGGCGCGCTCCAATTCGCTCCAGATAGATGAGACGGCGGGGTGGGCTTGGCGCCACAATCGCTTGAACCCATCACATACAGTGAACGCTTGGCGTGTGAGCCCGTGGGTGGGGCGCTTCTCCTTGAGCATCCAGTCATAGAACTCGTCTGCCTCGCGGCGCACGCCGCTTGGCAAGGATGCAATCGCTTGCTCACCCATGGCCTCTAAGTCGATGCTGTAGGCGTTAGCAAACGTCAAGAACGCGCCAACCCCACCTTGATAGGCGAGTGCTAACTCCATGACCTTACCGATTTGGCGCTGGTCTTTGGACACGTCCTCGGGGCGCACGCGAAACGCCTTGGCGTAGGCCAACTTGTACAGGTCTGGCCCTGTGCCCGCATCAAACGCCCGAAACGCATCGAGCTTCCACTCCTCGCCCGCGAGCCACGCCGCGACTCGACCCTCGATGTTAGATAAGTCGGACACGACGAGTTTGCGCCCCCTTGGGGCCACGATGCAGCCCCGAATGGTGTTAGAGGTCAACTGCATGACGTTGTCAAAGACAAGGTCTTCGCAATCGGCTTTCATGGCCTCAATGCCCGCGTCAATTACGTCTTGTTCGAGGGAGGGGCGGGGTAAGTTTTGCAGCTGCACTAAACGCCCTGCCCAACGACCAGTGCGCGAGGCGCCACAGAACTGAAGCGTTCCACGTAACCGAGCGTCGGGGGAGGTGGCTTGGGCCAAGGTCTTGTACTTGGCCGTTGATGAGGTGGAGGCTTGCAAGCGCACAGCAAGTAGCTCACGCAAAGCCAGTGGTAAATCTGGGTCGTTTACGCGGCGCTCTAAGGTCGAGGCTTGCAAGTCGGGCAGCGTCACCCCATACACTTGGAGCATGTGCTCTATCATTGCGGCGCGTTGCGTAGTGGATGCTAAAGCGCCGTCGGTTATGCCACTTGCGCGAGAGGCGAGAACTTTCTTTTCACGCTCCACAGCACGCAGCGCCGCGTTCACCAGCTCCATGTCGATTGCGACACCACGGTCGTTAATGGTTTGATCAAGATGCCAGAGCGCGAGCTCCGCGCCCTTGTAATTCCAGTGGGGGAGCAACTCGTTAACGTAGCGCATGGCCTCTATATCTTGGCCCGCGTATGTGATTAACCGTTGCCACTCTTCGGGGTGGGTCTCTTTTGTGGCGCGGGTAATCTTGGCGTTAATGGGCCTAGGTTTGCAGAAAAGCATAATTAGAGCCCGCCCGTCTTTGTCTTTGGCCTTATCAGTTGGAACGTGAAGAATGTCGCACAAATCACCAAGCGAACCGGGCAACGAGTGAGCAAGGGCCTGAACCATCGTGTCGCGCCACTTGGTGATGGGTAAATCAATACCCCAAGCGTGGCGCAACACCGTGCGGTCAAAGCGGCTATTGTGGGCCGTTACGGTGTCGGCTGTGGCAAAGAGTTCGCGCAACTCAGGGGTCAAACTCTCAACCACGGTGACTGGCCCGCCATCTACGGCATACGCACAGAGCATAATCTCAGCGCTCTGTGCGTATGCGTCAGTGCCGTGTCGAATCGGCACCGTGCAGAATGTTTCTAGGTCAACCCAGAGATTCATAGGAGGTCGTCAGCCGATTCAAAACTGAGCGACTCAAACTCATTGGCCGACGCTTTTGCCCCACCCCCGAATGCGTCTCCGTCGCGAACAAATTGCACGCCCACTAAAGTGGCGTTAACACGCTGGCCGAATTTATTGTCTTGTGCCCAGATGTCAATAGAGGCGTTGACGTAGCAACCCCCGTAGGGCTTACCATCGCGCTCGGTGAGTGTGATGTTGACATCACGGTCTACAACCATTGGTGCGGCTGTTGCGCTTGTGTTAACGAACCAATTACCCTCGTAGCCCGCATACTGGGCTTTAATGTCGCCGTCTTTTAAGCACACTTTTTGGCCCGCGATAAGCGCTTTTTTAATAACAGGCCATTTAGCAGCCCATTTCTCTTTCCCAACTGTTTCGATTGCGTCCTCGATGCGTTTTTTAGCTTCACTGTCAAATGGAAACAAAAAAGCTGCGCCAAACTTGGCCGCGCCAAAATCAGAAACTTTAGGTGTAAAGAGCGCGGGGAATGCTAAACGTACATCGTTAATTTGAATTTTCATTTTGAAGCCTTTTAAATTAGAGTGGGTTGGTTTGAACTTCTGGCAGGGAATCGAAGCCCCCTGTTTTATCTACGACAATCGCTGGGCGCTTATCGCTTTCGGGTGCAACTGAGGGCTGGCCCTCAGACTGCGTAATCAATGCACTTAATTTCTTCCACTGGCGGGGCCCAAGGGCGCCAGACTTGACTAGCTTTTCAGCAGTAGTTGGGGACACCAAAGACAGGTCGTACATCTCTTCGGTCTTTACACGCATCGCTTTAAAAGCAAGCTCCGCATCCACGGGGTTGATCCACTTGCGATGACCGCGCTTACCTTCAACTAACTTAAATCCGCGCACGGGCTCGCCCGCCAAGAGTCGGCGGTTAGCCTCAATCTCTACGGTTTTAATCCAGTCCTTGATTAAGCCAATCGCTTTAAAGCACTCAGCCACGTGATCCCCATCTGCGTTCTTTACGCGTTCTTCTGCGTGGGTCAGTTGCGGGGCGATGGGGGCGTCAAGGTTAACGAAATCGTCAGCAATTGAAGTCAGGACGCGATTAGCTAAAGTCGTGCAGGTCGGGGCGTTGGCGCACCAACGGCACTGCGACTCACCCGCCTCGATGCGTAACTCGCCCGCACGGATGTTGTCACACGTTTGCGACACGTCTTGCGCGAAAGACCTAAGCTGCGCGGGCGTCATAGTGGCCTCAGACATGTGGCCCAAACGTGGTTGGTGGATAATCATGCGTACCTGTTTAGGCTCACAGATGTGCTCAAATGCCATAAGCGCGCCCAATGCATACATTCTCAATTGACCGTTGTTTTGGGCGTCTACACGCACACCCATCCCGTATTTCAAGTCAACCACGGTTAGTTCGTCGTCTTTTAAGATGACCGCGTCGGCGGTGCCGTGGGCGTCTGCCTCACCCGTCACAGCGTGTATGGGTAGGCGTTGCTCAACTAAAAGCGTTGCGCCCTCCGACAAGTAGCGAACCACGTCCACGTACTGCTGGACGAAACCAGCCATGTCAGCGTCAACGGCAAAGCTATAGTTTGAAGTTGTGAACACGTCCCCGATAAACGAGCTCGCTTCACGGTCCAGAACAAAACATAAGGCTGCTATCTCGTGGGCCAACGTGCCTTCGGCGGCGAACTTGGAGCTGGTGCTCGAAGAGCGCCACGCGTTGCACGCCATGTAGTAGTCAGTGCCCGAGGCTGGGAACATCTTGGCGTGGGTGGTGGGTTTGATCTCAATCATTGGCCGCCTCAACCATCATGGTGATGACTTGATGCACCGCTTCAAATTGGGCGGGGTCGAGTTCGCTCAACTTCTTTACGCCAAACTCTTTAAGTATTGACAACTGCGCGTCTTTGCCGCATTTGGTACCCATGCTGATAAACGCATCGCGCAGATATGTTTCTGTAATTAAGGGCTCGGGGGCGGGGGTTTGAACCTCAGAACGACCCACGGAGGTGGGCGCGGCGGGTTGTTGTTGTTGTTGTTGTTGGTTCACAAGTGCTTGGGTCAACGCGATGAGCGCTTGGGTATTAGCGAGGAGTGCGAGTTCTAAGCTCATCTCAAGCGCCCCACAATGTCGACACTTGGATAACCAATATCGCACTTACTACCACCAAAATGGCTACTGTGTATATGCGGTTCCAATTAACTGATCTTTTCTTAACCCAAGGCGTCGGGTCAAAACGATCAGAACGAATAGTTTGCTTGTTATTTCTTGTTGACATTGTGGCTTCCTGTTCCGTAATTCGAATTAAATGAATAACTTACGGATTGAATAATATATATAAATTTCTGTTCATGCAAACTTTCTTTGCAATAAATTACGAACAGGCAATAAAAAACCCGCAACATGTGCGGGTTCTACTTACTGCTTTTCATAGACAAACTGAAGACGGGTCTAGGGGTTTTCCCTTAATCTTTAAAAAACCTTAACTATTTGCATTTCTGCCACCACACCAAATATCTGTGGCTCGCCATCAACGCGCACCGTCTCGTACCTTGGGTTGTCGGGCTGCAAGTACACGTAGCCACCCTCTTGAACCATGCGGCGCAGAACAGGGGCGTGCGTTTTGGGCTCTGAGGCCACCACGTAATCGCCGTGGCGCGCCGCTCGGTTGGGGTCGACCACGATGTGGGCCCCTTCTGGGAAGGTGGGCGACATGGCGTCCCCAGTTACCCGAACACCATACGCACTAGAGGACACACGCGCCCCGAGAACATGTAGGTTTGCGGTTAAATGTTTATGGTCAAAAGGCTTGATACCACCGGGGTAAGCGGCGATGTCAGCGAAATCAATTAAAAACACATGGCGCAAATGCTTGGTGCTAGATACTTCAGACACTAATTCGCCTGTTTCAAAATCACGCTCCATTAGGTCTTTAATTTCCACGCCAAAGAACGCGGCTAAAGGCTTGAGGCTTGAATTACGGGGCTCTCGGGCCGATTCAACAAGCCACCTAAACAATGTAGGCTGCGGAATGTTAGTCCGCTTAGCTAGGTCGTTGGGGTTTTTTATATCATGTTTGTTCATCAAGTACTTGATGTTTTTCGCAAGAAGCTGAGACATGTAAACTCTCCTGTAAGGTCTGAGAAGTTATCTTATTATACGTCAATGGATAACTAAATCAATATAAATGTTCGCCAAACTATGCTCTATATAGTAATATCCGAAATGCGTAACGTATCCACGTTGCAATTATCTGGAGATTTTTATGTTTAAACCACCACGCGAAATCATTGATGCACTGTTAGATATGGGCTTGACCATCAGCGAGATTGCCCGCAAAACCGATATGCCCCAACCCACGGTTCACGCCATGTACCACGACGCGCAACGGCGTCCGAGCTACGAACGCGTGTGCCGTATTATCGACCTTTTAGATAGCTTAACGGTGGAGAACAATAGGCGTTTAAAACGCGCCACCTTGCGCCAAAAGACAGGTGCATCGTGATGAGCTCCGAGGACGGGATCACCCGAATTAACCCGCAACTAGGTCAAGTTAAACCACCCGAGATGCTGCGCGACATGCCCGCTTGGTTGTGTTGGAAGTCAGAGCAGCACCCCGGCGAAGCCAAACCACGTAAAGTACCATACTACGCCAGTGGTATGCGTCGAACAGGTGTGCAGGGGTCAGTTGAAGACCGACGCCAATTGCTTACGTTCAAACAGGCCCAAGCCGCCGCTATTCGCTTAAACGCCACAGGCTTGGGCTTCGCCCTTATGCCTGAGTTTGAGCTAATCGTGCTCGATTTAGACCGCGCAATAGACTCAAACGGTGTTATCCACCCGCAAGCTTTGCGCTTGACCTCTGGCACTTACGCTGAAATATCGCCCAGTGGCACGGGCTTACATGCCTTTTTCAGAGGCACGGACATAGGCAACGGCAAAAACCCCTCGGGCGTGCCCTTCGGCTTAGAGGTATTCTGCACCAAAGGGTATGTGACTTTCAGTGGAAACATAACCGAAGACGCCGATTTAACTGCTTGTGAAAACTATGTGGCCCCAATCCCAGAGCTTGTGTTGCGTGAAGTCTTAGACCGCTTCGGGCCTGACCGCTCTTCCATGGCACCCAGCACGGGGGAGTTAATTGACCTGCCAACCAAGACGGGCACCACACTGGCCCAAGCAACAGAGTACGTGTCACACCTTGACCCCGACATGTCCCGAGAGAAGTGGTTGCAAGTGGGCATGGGTCTGCACCACGAGTATGACGGGTCAGATGACGCTTTCTCACTATTCGATACGTGGTCTGCGAACTCCCCTAAGTACGGTGTAGGCCAATCTACGCAGAGCGTTTGGGATTCGTTCCACACCAATCGTGCGGGGCGCGCAGTGGGTATGCCTACGATTATTAAGATGTCCCAAGAGGCGCAGCTCGATGCGCAACTGGCTGAGCCATTAGTGTCCATTAAGGCCGATAGCGCCATTAGGCTTGACACGCCAGAGGGCTTTGTGGTAGAGCGATTAGAGACGTTCTTGGCGCGCCCCAGTCCCCAGTGGATCATTAAGGGGGTGTTGCCCCAAGCGGGCTTGGGCATTATCTATGGCGATTCGGGCTCGGGCAAGACCTTCTTCATCTTAGACATGGTCTTAGCCATCGCCCGTGGCGTTGAGTGGCGTGGGCGCCGCGTGCGCCGTGGTCGTGTGATTTACGTGGCCGCTGAAGGCGTGGCGGGCTTTCGTAACCGTGTGGACGCATACGTACAGACCTTTGGCTCTGGGGGTGTGGATGAGCACTTTGGCGTCATTGCCCGTGCCCCACACATGGTGGAGGGGTCGCTAGACGTGAAGCTCTTGGCTTTGGGTATCCAACAGGCGGGGGGCGCCGATGTGGTGGTGCTCGATACCGTGTCACGCACCATAGCAGGTAAGAACGAGAACGCCCCCGAGGTGATGACTGAGTTCATAGCGCAATGCGCCACGCTTGCGGATTTGTGCGGGGCGATGGTCATAGGGGCTCATCACACTGGGAAGAACCTAGCCAGTGGTGGGCGCGGGCACAGCTCGCTGCGCGCTGCCACAGACGTTGAGTTCGAGGTGAGCGTGCAGGAGTGGGGGCGCTTGGTGCGCAACACCAAGCAAAAGGATGGGGAGGAGTTTGCGGCGATGGGCTTTAAGCTTCCCCCGAGGGTCATTGGCGTAGATGATGACCTCGAGGAGATCACCTCTTGCGTGGTTGAAGCCATTGAGCCACCCGAGCAGGGTGGGGGTTTGGTCGGGGCGCCCCGCATGAAGGGTATGGTCTTGACGGTCTACAACCATGTTTGCGGTTTGGGCCAGAACACAGGTATTGAAATTGATCCAGTGGTGGCTGAAATTGCGGCGGGTGTTGTTAAGCCAGAGGGTCGTGATACGCGAAAACAACACGTTCGTCGGTCACTAAATAAGTTGGTTGAGGATGGGTATTTGTCGGTTTCCGATGGGTGTTTATCCATCCACCGAGATTCTGATGAGTTGTAAGTTTGTAAAGTATTACGTGTTAAGCACGTATTTATTTACGTGTTTAAGTGCACCACTGCACCAAAACATGCAACTGGTGCATTTGGTGCACTTGGCCATAAGTCCTTGATATTGCACCAAATTGGGTGTGTACCTTTAGGTACCCCCCAAGTGGTGCAAAGGAATGGTGCAGGTGTTGGTGTGGAGTTTGTAATTTATTACGCGTTTAGGTTTGAGGTGTTTGAGTGGATAAAACGAAGTCATTACCTTGGATCGAATAGCCTAGTTGGTGGAGCGCGGCCAAGGTTCGACGCACGGGGAGGCGAGTCCATCGACCGTGGCGGAAATAGACTAGGGTGAAAGGGTATTCCTTGCGGTCAAAGTCCACGCAGGAGTGGGGTAGGAGGGTCAGCACCCCGGGCTTAGATGTGCCACATGTGACTGTGCCTAAGAGTTTAGCTGCCTCGGGGAGGGGGCCCGCGAGCTCATCGGTTGGGGCGAGGGGGTTTAGGCGGATGTGGCCACGTAGATTTTTCATTGGTTTTCAGTTTTGTAAATGTTTGTCGATTGCTATGGTGCATTTTAAATTCATCATTGGTTTTCAGTTTTGTAAATGTTTGTCGATTGCTATGGCCTTTTTTGGGTACGGGGAAGGGGTTGGTCGGCGGGCGCGGTGAGGCGGCGGGCGTGGCGTGCTGTGGTGCACAAAACGGCTGAGAGGCCGCCAGTGCTCTTAACACTGGCGGGGTAGGGTAGGGCCTAGGTTATGTATAAAAACACGCTGTAGAGGCTGTACGCCAGCCCAAACAGCAGGAGCAGGGCCAGCAGTATGAACAGCCAAAGCCCGTGGTTAGGGTCTGCGCCGTCATCATTGGCCATGTAGAGCGCGAACAAAAGCCCCAATATTAGAGCGGCGGCCATTATTGCTTGCCTCCAACTGGGGCCATGTACCACGGAACCATGCGCCCGTCTGGGAGCTGTACGAGGCCCTGCGCGTCGCTCATTGAGTCAACATCATACAAATCGCTTAAGGGGTCAAGGCCGTACAGGTAGGCGTCTTCGTCTTCCTCGTAGCCGTCTGGTTCACGGGCCACGGGTAGTCCGTCCCAGTCAATCTCAACAGCGCGGGCCATGAGTGCAAACAGGTGGAACACGTCTAAGGTTTCGTGCTTCGTGTGTTCGTTGAAGTATCCGACTGAGACGTTCGTGCATTCTGCAATGATGTCTACAAATTCGGCGGTGTCCGTGTACACGCCCGTGTCATCTGGCCCGTACATGAGCGCGTCGGTGGTGAGGCCATCACTGAGCGCATCGGCGAACGCATCGGAGCAACAGCGCCCCCAGCCTTGGTGCGTGATAACTGAGCTCGTGCCCTTGCGGTCAAACGCAATAGCGCGGTCGAACTGGGCCAGCAGTTCAAAATGGTTCTGGGCCAGATACTTCGCGCCCTTGCCGCCTCGCTCCTCGCCTCGCGTGAAGA